TCCCCCCCCCCCCCCGCCCGCGTCCTATTGATCGAAGGAATCTAGGGGGTCGTTTGAGTGAGATAGTATGATATATCCAGAGGGTACCTCGTCAGCCAGCTTGCCTCCTGCCCCTACTGTACCCCCCTCACCCCCCTTCAATTCATAGTTATCCACAGCAGGATCGGAGTTATCCACTGGCAGTTCTGCCACTCGCTCACCTGGCACTGGCATTAATGCCACTCGATCACCTGGTACTGGCAGTTCTGCCACTTCATCCACGGCGTTTAGCTCCACGGCGTTTAGCTCGTCAAGCAAGCTAATGGCGTCTATGTCTTGGGCATTGTCACCGCCCAGCATGAGCGCTCGAATCTCATCCATCACTTTGGTGCGAGCATCTTCGCTAGACCGGATCGTCCGCACCTCTTTGCGCTCGGTGAAAGCTGCCACCTCGGTCACGGTGCCCAGCACTTTGACCGCCTGGACGCGCACTGCTGCTTTAGTATCAGGATCGAGCAGCGTTTGCACCAGGGTTTGTATCACTAAAGCTCTTAATTGTGCTGGCGTTTGCATTGATTGCGCATACTCTGCCAGCCTCAGGGCCTCGATCTCTGCCTTGATTCGTGGGTTCCGCGCCAGCTCATACGGGTGGTGCACCAGTGAATGCTTACTTTTGACATCGTACGCGCTGCGATAAGCATCCGCCTTGGTCGCTCCCCTTGCTACTTCACGTGCAAATTTTTTTTGCTTGTAAGTTAGCTCTTTGGATGCGCCACGACCGAGCAGAGAATCCAAGGGCATGGACTCGACTGCTTCAGCTAGTTTTGCCCTACTTAATTTATACATTTCCTATTTTCTGTATTTTTCGCTAGATTTTGGGAAACGGGATTGAGAGGATGGAGACGCGGGAAGGATTTGTAGCTGTCTTGTCTATAGGTGCGAAGAAGCTGGGGGGCCGTTGCGCTTCGCGCCTGGAAGACCCCCGCGCTGGCAATACTGCCACTGAAACCCGTTATAGTCTGCCACTATCATGCAACCCATTGCAATAGAAACAATTGTCTTGCAACAATCTACAAAACCCCTAAGATAACCCACATCAACAACCAAAGGGGAAAAAAATGAAACTCACAGCATCCGAAATTGGTCACGGCGTTACCACCGAGCGCTACACCGCAAACGACAAGATTGTTGTGATCCTAGTGTCTACATCCACCTGGGGCGATGGATCAATACATGATGATCACTTTACAGTTTTGGACACTGGCGGCCGCAGCGGCATCATTTATAGCCGCGAAACCGCCATGAAAATTGCAGCAAGCAGGGTGCTTTAAAGTGAACTACGCAACGAACCCGTTTGGCCCTGACCAAGGCGAAGGCATGGCCATCGCCCAGGATATTATCGTGACGGCAGCCCAGCAGTCTGGCGCACGCCAATGGGCGACCGTGGCCCGTGGCGCGGCTCTGCTGGCTCAGCAAGCCATTACGGCCCGAGATTGGGCGCATCTCCAACAGGCGGAAGATATTATAAATTCGCCGCAGGGAAGCGGCGATCTGGTTATTGCCGCCATATTTGGCGGCAATGGTCCAGACCTAGGCAACCGCCTGCTGGCGGCCCTGCACGCTGTTGGCTTAACTGCCAGCGACGAGGCCGTCAAGGCTGCAAAAGCGGCAGTGGCTGCCAATCGCCGCGAGCGCGCCCACGCAGCCAGCCAGCGCCAGCAAGCGGAAAACGCTGCGCACAACATTGTGCGCAGCCAGAAACGCCACGAGCTGGCGGCGGAAAAGGCCGAAATCGTCCGCTCAGCCGGGATTGCCGTTGGTGATCTTGTGGAGGTGAGCCAGAGCTACAAGCAGTGCAAGCTGGGCAGGGCCACGCTGACGGCCAGTAACAATTTAGTGGAAGTATTTAACTTCACCCCATTCGGAGAATCCGCGATGGTGCGGGTTACTGCCCTGTCATCAAAAGAGCGCCTGTGCATTGCACAAGTCGAGGAGATCAAATGATAGTAAATCTAACACAACATTCGGCCACCGCCGACCAGCTTGCTGCTGGCGTGCGCGATATGCCACCCGAGGCTAAATCCGCCCTGTCCGCCCTTTTGACATTCGTCGAGTTGCCGACCGGCGATGATTTGCGCCAGCGAGCTGATGCTGTTGTGGCTTTGCTGCTGGAAGAATCCGACGAGACCCCGACAACCGCAATGGTAGGTGGTGCCCCTTATTTCACGGCACCCCTTGTGGAAGCGTTGACGCATTACGGGATCCGAGCAATTTACAGCTTCACGCGACGCGAAAGCGTGGAGTCGGTCAACGTTGACGGTAGCGTTAGCAAGACAGCCATTTTCCGGCATATTGGTTGGGTAGAGGCATGACCCTATGCCCCTCGCCTCATGCCCTGCGCACAGGCTTACAACAACTAGAAAGGACACGCAAAATGACAAGAGTCAATCGATACGAGCACTTCGCAGCATTACAAGCCTGCGCAACAATACCGCCTGCGTTTGAAGTCGAGGACCAGGTGGAAGCACATGGCCGCTGGCGCTGCACGCTGGCCAGCGGGCGCACATATGCAGTCGTCCCAGTGGACGGCGGATTTCGGAGAGGCCATCGCTTTGGGAAAACAATCGAGCAGGCCATGGTCGGCGCGCAACTTTAAAGGTGCAATTATGCAAGTCTTACATTTTAATGTCGGCGGATTTGTTATCCACAAAATACCCCACGGCCTGGTCGAGCTGTGATCGCGCGCATCATCGGCGCGCTAACCCTTGTCGGCGCTAGCGTCGCCCTCCTACTGTCTTATTTTGATGTTCTAACCAAAGGCTAAAAATGCAAATACAATCTACAAACGCCGCCACGTACGCCGTCAACACCGATGACGCGATCATCGCCCAGGCAATCGACATACTAGCTAAGCGAGTAAAGACAGGCCCCATCTTTGGGAGGCCGGCGGACATTAAAGACTACCTGCGGCTAAAACTCGGCACGCTTGAGCATGAAATTTTTGTGGTGCTGTTTTTAGACAGCCAACACCGACTTATTGAGTGCGAAGAGATGTTTCGCGGCACCTTGAACCAAACCAGTGTCTACCCCCGAGAGGTCGTTAAACGCACGCTGGCCCTGAACGCCGGCAGCGTGGTACTGGCGCACAACCACCCGAGCGGCAGCGCCCAGCCGTCGCGCGCCGACGAAACGCTGACGCAAAACCTGAAAACCGCGCTGGCGCTGATCGATGTGCAGGTACTTGACCATTTTATCGTGACTTGCACGGAATCAGTATCAATGGCCGAACTTGGCCTACTTTGATGTATACACAAACACTTTAGAGAGACGCAAACCATGACCGCATCACAATTATTAGACCGCGCCAATTGGTATCGTGCAGAGGGACAGATTGACCACGCCGAAGCGGCAGAGGCCGAAGCCGCTCATTTGAGCGGACTACAGGCCCTTGAAGCTGATGCCTACGCTTTACAGCACACGATCAACCATCCCCGCAGCACGACAGCACAAAACCAACTTTTTTAAGGTACACAATGATTCACAAAATTAACGGAAATAATTTTCATGGGGATTACTTGGTAACTATTCGTGGGCCTGCTGAGGGGTTTTTATTAAGCGCAAAGCAGTACCGGAAGATAACGAACGCGCTCTGTGGTTGCAAAAGTTGCCAGTGTGGCGGAGGCTACGGACAAGGGCCGGATGCTGATAGCGCCACTATAGAGCATGCCGATTATGACAAAGTTGCACTCATTCCCGCAGCTCTTAAAAAGGCAATAGCATGATGACCGCCGACGAAGCACGCGCACGAATCAAAATTCAGGCAGCCGAACTACGCAAGCAAGTGGACGAGAGAGAGCAGCGCCGCAAAGTTGAACGCGCAACGCCGCCTGCTTATCTGAGCACCATTGGAGGACGCTGGCGGATTATCTCTCAGGGTTTGCCCGTATGTTCCGAGCAAGCAACAGCCGCCGAAGCGATGAGGTTCGCCGAGAAATACCACATGAAAATGGCGCCCGTGGCATGGAACGGCGACCGGGGCGAATGGGTGGATAGGGATGCCATCGATGAATTGTCAGCGTGACCTACATAGTCACCATCGAGAAGGATGGGCATAGGTTTCAGCTCGTAATGACCGCTCAGTCTAAGCCCGAGGCAATTCGTGCAACGCTGGAGGCTTTTCGGAAAAACCCTAGCCCGACTAACTTTTTAATCTCCATCGAGGAATCGTCATGACAAAAGATCAATCAGAAATGTCCAGCCTTATTGCTGATTGTGCTGGCGAACAGCATGGCCAACTCTCGCCGGTTTGCCCCTAGCGAGGTTGATGCAGTGGATGATCTGTCCATCCGCTTCTAGCCTCCATCGAGGAATAGCCCGCCTACTGAGGCGGTTTTTTTACGTTTATTGGTTTCCCCATAGGTCGAGCCGCCACCAGATGACCCCTCGCGTTTGCATTGGGTTCTGGTAGCGCTCCACCGTCGAGACTGCTGCCTCGGGCCAAGTGCGGTTTACTGGCAAAAATACGCCAGCTCTGCCGTATGCTATTTCCATCTGGGTGGTGCTTTTAAGGTACACCCTAGCGCCTCCGCCTTACCCCTACGTCCTACGTGCTTACCCAGTTTCCTCACCGCCTCGCATAATTTGCGGCATCCCCCCGGCTCGACTAAAAGGGGGCCAATCAACGCTTCATTGGATAGGTGTTTGGTTCCGCGCAGCCCATGCAGGCTCTTGCTATCGTGCGGAGTACGGCACGGCGTGGAAATTTAGGCATAAAAAAAGCCGTTGAGACAGACTCCGATGGAAACTCATCCAAGGATGATGCCCCAAAAGGGGTCGGAGTCTGACTAAACGGCTTTCAAGCACAAAGGTTTCCACACCCAGCGAACATAGTGTAGCTCAAAAAAAGACCCGACACAAGGGCCGGGTCAAAGATCAACAACTAGGAGATTGCACGGCAACGTGCCTCGCCAGTGTACACCCGTAGAAGATAGTCTATGGCTATTGAGATTAAGATTTTGATAGCTACAATTAACATCAAATCATTGCAAAGGAGTGTAATATATGGGCTAAACAACTAGGAGATTTATATGAACGTAGCAGTAGTAATTTTTGGAGTGCTTTGCACAATTGCCTGGTTTAACCACATATTTACTTGTTTCGCAGAGGGTTTATGGGGCTTCCTGTTGGTAGGAGCCATCATGTTTCCCATCGGAATCCTTCATGGCTTTTACCTTTGGTTCAACTAATCATGACAAGCATCAAGAACATTTTTCGCTGTCTTACGCCCATAGACTGCGTAATTGCAGAGCTGGAAGAAGCCGAACACGCTTTGCTACGCGCCGAGACGGGTGTCGAGTACGCCCAAGCGTTGGTGGCATACAACAAGTCCCGGGTAAAGCGCCTGAGCGCGTATCTCAAAGAGCAGGAGGCAGCATGACTAAGTATTGTGACGGCACAACCGCGTTAGCGCCATGCCCACACCCCGAAGACTGCACGGTTTCTTGTGAGTTCAACGACGCCGTGGTGCTGCGCAAGGTCAAGCCGTACCCACGCGTGCCGACCGATCTGATTGAAGCCGACCGCGAGGAAGGCTCAAAGATCGCCCGCCGTTTGATCGTGGCCATAAAGGTCTTTTTGTTTATCTGGGTGTTGCTCACGGCAATGTCTGGAATGTTTTTATGGAGCCTGTTTATATGACTGAAAAAGATACTGGTGGGCCAGCGTTCCCCTCAAAGAGGCGCGTACAAAGAGACGGTTATCTTACTACCGAGTACGAGCCTGTTGGTGGCATGACGCTGCGAGATTACTTTGCTGCCAAGGCAATGCAGGGGCTGCTTTCCGACACCAGCATCAAAGGCGCTGTTTTGGAATTTGCTGCACGGTCTTATGTCATGGCCGACGCCATGCTTGCCGCTAGGGAGGTTAAATGACTGACAAAGAAATAATGCAGCAGGCGCTGGATGCGCTGCAAGGATTGTTTGGCATTCACAGCGACTCGGGCGGAGTTGCTGTTTGGCGGCTGGGTGGGTCGTATGAAGTAAAGGAAGCCATTACCGCACTGCGCTCACGGCTTGAGCAGCCA